ATGCGTAGTCCGATCCGATTTGAGATGAATATCTCAATTGAGGAGCTTCTGACGAAGCTAGTTTAAGCTTGCAATTTTTAATCAGTCAAGCTCAAAATGTAGAAATGACTGAAAAAACTTTAGGTAGGCCAGAGACGCCATTTGATAAAGACACAGCCAAACACATTTGCGATATGATCGAATCAGGCATGACACTGAATGCAATTTGTGCGCTTCCAGATGTTCCAAGCATTCCCACAGTTTACAAATGGCTGGACAATCATCCAGGCTTCTTTCAAGACTACGCACGAGCGAGATCAAAGCAGGCCGATACTTTCGCCGACATGGTCATGACTGAGGCGTTTAACTCACACGATGCTCAGATCGGGCGTTTACGCATCGACGCTCTAAAATGGACTGCGTCCAAACTCGCGCCGAAGAAATACGGTGACAAGGTAGAAATCGAGCAAACTGGGAACCAGAATTTCAAGATCAGCTTTTCCGTTCCCGATCGTGACACTAAGGATTCACTAAGGGAACTCGCGGCCCCAGTTGCAAGGATTCAAGATGCCGAGCCAATAGAGGCCGAGATAGTGGAATCTGAATAGATAACGAGACACAATCTCAGCGCGGGTTTTCACTATACCCGAAAGGGGAGAATCTAGATAGATTCCACGAAATTGCACCCGATAGGGATTTGCTTCACTCTGTCATATTGTGACAGGTTCAAGCATATGCGCCGCATCGCATATTTTGCATCTATTGCCAAGAGCGTATATTTTCGCCATTTGTATGCTATAAGCCGCATTTCAAAGTGTCGGAGATTGCCAACTTTTACCGACAGGGAATATTCCCGCAGGAATTTCTCCCGCATCTGGTATTTTTACCGATCAGTAAAACGCCCCATTTGATGCCATTGCCAACGCTAAAAGCCCCGCATTTGACTCTCCAAGCTTTTCGGGCATCATCCACGCCCCTATGTCCAAAAAAACCAAGACCGAACTAGAAATCCTTTCACACGCCTACGCCAAGACCCCAACGCCTGAAAATGCAGATCTTCTCATCAAGACGCTACAGGACGCGCTCAAAGCTAGGGAGGAAGCCATTGCCGAACTTGAAAAGGGAGTCCGCACACTAGAGCTTTTTTTGGCTGAAAAAACCGATTGCGGTAGAAAAAAACCATGATAAGGGGGAAGGATATGCAATATCAAACGCACAGAGAATTTGTCCGAAAACTTTGCAAAGCTGGTTCTGTCATCGCTGAGGAATTAACGCCTGACGATTGTCACCGCTTGCATATGGCAATAGGTATCAGTGGCGAGGCCGGCGAGTTGCTGGACTCAATCAAGAAAACAACCATCTACCGCAAGCCGCTCGACATTGCGAACATTGTCGAGGAATGCGGTGACTTGCTTTTCTATATTTCGGGAATGCTCGACTCGATTGGTGTAGACATTGAAAGCGCGATGGCGGCGAATACTTCCAAGCTTTCCATCAGATACGGGAAAGCGTACAGCGACAAATCAGCAATCGAACGAGCCGACAAGATGCCGACACTAGACAAAGACCACGGAAGCGAGATCAAGCAACCTGAGCCTGATGAGGATTTCAACGAGATTGTGCCTCGCGTTTGTTCCATGGATGAAGAGTGCGAATCATGCCAATGAGTGACAAATCGCAAGACTATTGGGAAGGCTTCGCAGATGGTCAGCGCGACATAGAAAGCCAGCTAGACATTCAAGATCATTCAATCGACCCGAACGATTTCATTCAATCGCTCGACTTGTATTCAGGATGGTTGATGGGACTGATTCAAAACAATGGGAGCGATGAGATAGACGATGAAGGTGCGCCGATATATTCAAACTATTCAGACGCGACAATCGCAGGACTCGCCGCCGCTTTCACCTATGCAAGACTTCTTCGCGTAGTTTCAGCTTGCATTTTCCGACTGAATCAAAAGGATTTCACAGAGGAGCATTTTCACCATGAACTGAATCACGCTTTGCATATGATGGAAACGAATAGCAAAGAGGTATTGGACTATGAAGATTGAAAAGCAAATTACCGAGCTGGCTGAGAAATACCACAAGCTAATCGCAGGAGATCACCACAAGGATCGAGATTGCCATTGGACGATTGAGGTAAAGTGGAGTTACGGAAACGATCCTGTTTTCATCGTCGAACATAAGGGATATTTACACGAAACGGAGCGATCCACATTCGACAAATACGAAACCGCTTTGATTTTCCTTCGTGATGAATTAAAAGATGCCGTGGAAATAGAGGAGTTTCACAAGGCGAACATCGACGGCATTAGATTTCCCGATGACATCCCTGGAGAGTTGCGAGCGTTTGAGCTTTAATCGTCTGGCATGGTGAATTGAATTGCATTAAATAAATAAATCGTAGGTTATAGCGAAATGAATTGGAACGAATACGCTTTAGAGTTGGCAACTGTAGCCTCGAAGAAAAGCAAAGATCCATGGAAGCAGGTTGGAGCTTGTTTATTGCGCCATGACAACACAGTCGCAGGGATAGGCTACAATGGCTTTCCCGCTGGAATGCGTGAGGATTGGGTTGATCGAGACAAGCGGAGGCTCTACATCGTCCACGCCGAGCAGAATGCTTTGCGTTATGTGAAGCCAGACGAATGCGCTTTGATTGCTGTCACGCTTTTACCCTGCAATGATTGCTTGCGTTCTATTGCATCTTATGGAATCAAGACAGTGGTGTATCGTGATATTTACGACAGAGACATCACGAGCATTTCGCTTGCAATAGATTTCGGAATAGAATTGATTAGGATTTCAGACAATAAATAAACATATGAGATTTCACTCACTTTCGCTTCCGCACACAGTCACCTCAAAAGAGTTCAATGCTTGTGCATATACGCAAAAGGTGGTGAAGTTTGGCAAGATGATGACCGAACGAGGGCATGAAGTGATTCACTACGGCCATGAGGATTCGGATTTAATCTGCACGGAGAATGTGCCAGTTTTGACGAACGATGATTTTAAGAAGTCTTATGGCTCGCATGATTGGAGAAAAACATTCTTTAAGTTCAACACGAACGATCATGCGTATCAGACTTTTTATAAGAACGCAATTCGTGAAGTAGGAAAGCGAAAGCAGAAGAATGATTTTATTCTTCCTTTCTGGGGTAGTGGAGTAAGGCCAATCTGTGATGCTCATCAAGACATGATTTGCGTTGAGCCGGGCATTGGATATGCGGGAGGGCATTGGGCGCGGTGGAAAGTTTGGGAGAGTTACGCGATTTATCACGCCTATTGTGGCTTAAAGAATGTTGGTCAATGCAATCAAGATTGGTATGATGTTGTGATTCCAAATTATTTCGATGAAGAAGATTTTGAATTTAACCATAAGAAAGAAGATTATTTCCTATATCTTGGCAGGGTTTATTCTGGCAAAGGCGTTGATGTTGCGATTCAAGCCACTGAAAAGGCAGGTGTTAAACTCGTCATTGCAGGGCAGAAAGAAGAAGGATATAAGTTGCCTGACCATGTTGAATATGTCGGATATGCCAGTGTGGTAAAGCGCAAGGAATTGATGGCAAATGCGAAGGCTAGTTTTTTACCTTCCATGTATATCGAGCCATTCGGAGGGGTTCAGGTTGAGAACTTGCTGTGTGGAACTCCAACGATAACGACAGACTGGGGATCGTTCGCAGAGAACAATCTGCATGGCATCACAGGATTCCGATGCAGGACGATGGGTGACTTTGTGGATGCGATCAATAATATTGATGACATCAAGCCGATAGATTGCAGGAAGTGGGGCGAGAACTTCACGCTGGGAAAAGTTGCCCCGATGTATGAGAAATACTTCAAAGATGTGATGAATGTTTATACGGATAGGGGCTGGTATGCTGATGGCAATGGCTTATATGCAGGAATGAAGAATTACCCATGATATACATAATATTAGGAATTGTTATTTTCTGTGGTTTATTTCTTTATATGTCCAGAGATGACATGGATCATTGAATATGAAAATAATTGATGTAGGTTGTGGGCCGGGGATTTATGTCCAAGCATTGCGTGAGTTGGGTTACGATGTTATTGGCATTGATCCAGATAAGCGTTGTCCAGAAACAATCAAGTCGATGTTTGATGAGGACGGAAAGTATGACTTGGCTATCTGTCTGGAGGTAGCAGAACATATTGATCCGTATGAAGCGGATTATGTTGTAGAGAAGCTAACAGAGTTGGCTCCGACGATTATCTTCTCAGCAGCAGTGCCGGGGCAAGGTGGTCATGGGCATATTAATTGCCAACCAAAAGAGTATTGGGAGAATAAATTTGGCAAGTTAAACTTTGTCGTTGATAGAGAAGCTACGCAGAATTTCATTGACTTCATGCGTTCTGGATACCATATGGGATGGTTAGTAAATAATGTCCAGATATTTAAGTCATACGGAGATGTTTGCTATGATCAGATAATAAGAGAAGAAACGCCACAAGCTAAACGAGTTGCAGAATGGATAAATAAAAACATATGAGGGCTATTTTAGAATTTTCGCTACCAGAAGAACAAGATGACCATGCTTATGCGTTGTCTGGACTTGATGCATTGTTAGTCATTAGCGACTTGGAAAACGAGATTAGAAGTAAACTTCGATATGATTCTGGCGAGTTTAAAGAGTTTAATGTTGAAAGTTATGACGATGACGGCAAGAAATCTAATCGCCGAGTTAAAGGTTGCGATGATACGCTTGAGCAAGTGTGGAACTTGTTGATTCGCTTTAAGAGCGAACGGAACCTACCAGAACTAGTGTGATAGGCGGAAGCGTAAATAGAACGATCAAGTTAGCCGAGGAGATTCGGGAAGAGGCTGACAGGGATGAAGATGTTGGAATTGTGTATGCGGCAAAGCATATCATTCTAAATGCTGGCAGTGTGAAGGGTAAGATTGAATTGGATATTCCAAAGTCCAAGGAAATTGTTCAAGCCTATGTCCAAAGTTTGTTGGATGCAGACCAGTTTGAAGCAGCGGCAACGATTCTCTGGGGGCCGCAGGTCTATGATTGGCGACCAATGTCGAGTCAAAACACATGGAGATGTTTGTTCGATCACGATAAATTGCTGATCCAAGGTGCAGGCGCGATGGGTAAAACATTCGGTGCGGCGGCATGGTTCTTGTTGGATTGGATGCGTGATCCTCACTATACTTGTATTAAAGTTGTGTCGCTGACTGCCGAACACGCACAGCGAAATGTATTTGCAGCTATTAAGAAGTTCTATACTACTGCATTAGTCAGACCAGAATTTGAAGGTAGTGAGACACTTGTAAAAAGTATCCAAGCTAATAGTGACAATAAGAATGGCATTCACCTAGTTGCTGTTCCAAGGGGCGATAGTGGAACTGGAACATTGCGCGGATTCCATCCTAGCCCAAGAAGTGGGAAGTCCCACCCGAAATGGGGAAGGATGTCTAGGACTCATGTTGTGCTGGACGAAGCAGAAGAAGTCCCTGCTGGTGTCTGGGAAGGCTTGCAGAACATCTTGTCTGCGGCGGATACGGAAGGCGCAAAGGGGCGAATTAAGATTTTTGCGGCAAGTAACCCGAAAGATAGGACAAGTGAATTTGGGAAGCGTTGTGAGCCAACATCAGGCTGGGGGTCTATTGACTGCGAGGATGACTTGGAATGGAAGAGTCGAGATGGTTGGCATATCTTGCGATTGGATGCCGCGAAGTGCGAGAATGTGATTGAGAAGAAGATTGTATTCCCCGGTCTTCAGACTCACGAAGGCTATCAAGCCTACGAATCTAAGGGCAAGACGGCAGAATATTACACCATGGCTAGGGGCTGGTTCCCGCAGGAAGGTGTGTCCATGGCGATAATGACTCCAAGCATGATGGACAATGCCATGGGAATTACCCGCTTTATTGGGCCTGTAGTGCCTCTATGTGCGTTCGATTTGGCTTTGGAGGGCAATGACCAAGTAATCTGTTCTTTTGGAAGATTTGGGCTTTCTGACGGCTATACACCAATGAGTGGCAGATTTGTTGATTACAAGAAGCCCAAGGTTGTATTGCAACTCGACTCACAGATTCCATTTCCAAAGGCCGCGACATTGGAGCAGTCCACAAATATTATCAAATTCTGCAAGAATATGCGTATCTCTCCGAACTGGGTATGCGTTGACCGAACAGGCAATGGTGCTGGCATCCATGATTCATTGAAGTCTGTGTGGGGAGATGTGCTTGGAGTGAATTACTCAACAGCGGCTACGGATACTCACATTCTTGGCGACGATTCCTTGCCAGCATCACAACTTTATTCTGGCGTTGTTACTGAATTGATTTTCGGTCTAGCGAAATATCTTGAGTTTGAGTATCTGAAAATCTCGCCGGGGTTTCGTAGCGAGGAGTTGGTTCGCCAAGCTACTGCGAGACGATACAAGCAAAAGGGCCAAGGTCTGGTTCGTGTGGAGAGCAAAGGCGATTACTGCAAGCGCACACGGCAACATTCGCCAGACGCATTGGATTCACTTTCCTTGCTTGTGTTTCTTTTGAGACAACGAGGAGGCGCAATTGCGACTATGACCGATGCAAAGCCAGAGTTGCCAACAAGAACAAAAGCCTTGCAAGGTATCGAAAAAATGGAGTATGTAGATTTTTCAGAATAATCTATGCCTAAACCAATCGAAGGACTAATTCCGCCCGGAGGACATCACTACATGGAGAGTGATGTTAAGATTACTGGAAGTAGTTACAAAAACCTACTTGAGAATGTAACGAATTATCGTGCAGAAAATCATATCTCGCTAGGCGATGTAGAGGGCGATGTAACTAACTATATTTGTGGTAATTGGCCTCACTTTTGCCATGGTGTTGACATGGTTGTTGTAACAAGTGTAACGAGTCCTACAGGTCGAAGTGAGTTGATGAATGACATCTCCACTTGGGCTAGGAACATATTGCATTCCAACGAGAGGACTCAACTTGTTAGCGATGACTTGGCTGAACAACGAGCTAAGATTTGCAGGCAATGTCCTAATAATGTGAACTGGCGTGGAGGATGTTCTTCTTGCATTGCCGCAACGGATCGCATCTGTGCTAGTATCCGAAATGCTAGGGATACAAAATCATCACAAGTTCTAGGTGGATGTAAGTTATTGCGACACGATAACCGAACTGCGATTTTCTTTGACAAAGACAAGCTATCCGAATCAAATGATTTGCCAGAATTTTGCTGGTTGAATAATAAATAATTATGGCAGATGTTTTAAAACCGCTACCCGCAATTGTTACCGATACTTACGCTAACAAGGCTCCGCGCATTTCAGATCAAAGCAAACCAAGGACGCTAAACCTTGATGTTGTTGATCCTTCTCCTACTAGCAATGGAGATACTGTTGATCCAAAGACGCTACAAGTTCGTCGCACATTCAAAGATGCGTCTCAAGCTCACTCTGCCTATCGTCGCTTAAAGCAACAGAATGTTGAGCGCAACCGCAAGAATCAACTGATCCAAAAGAAGCTCAACAACGAGCCTCCATATAGCGCAAAGAAGCTGGAAAGCATGGGGCAGAACTGGCGCAGCAATCGTCCGACAGGATTCTTGTCCACGATGGTTAGCCGTATCCAGCCTCCATTTAAACAAGTCATTGAGCAAGCTCCTACGCTGACATACACAAAGTTTCCTGTTGAGGGAGTTGATTCTGAAAACAAGACCAAGGTTTTCCGCGAAGAAATCACAAAATGTATCCGTGGATGGAAGGGACATGACGACATCGTTGCACAAGTTGTTCACGAGAATACCACCTTTGGATTCTGTGCGCTTTGCTGGGATGATCTTCGTGATTGGAAGCCAGAGTTCCTTCGCCAAGACTACACATTCTTTTCTATCGAGACACCGCAAGAAACCGAGGCAACTCCAATCTGGGCGCGGAAACGCCGCTATCAAATCGCAGAGTTGTTGCCAGTTCTTGAAGACCCACAGATGTCCGCAATGGCGGGTTGGCATATCAAGAATCTCGTTAAAGCAATCAACAACGCTATCCCCGCTGGACGCACGCTTGATGCTGATGACGATGCTCGTCGATACGAAGACTGGATTCGTGAAGGAAGCTACGGAGCAAGCTACGAGAACGATGCGAAGTATGTCGAACTAGGTGAGCTTTTGGTTCGTGAGCCAAATGGTAAGATTAGCCGTTTCCTTTTTGATGACAAATCTGGCGATGAGATTTGCACACAGATTGATCGTTACAGCAAAATGAGCGAATGCCTCGCTTTGTTTTCTGTTGAGATTGGCAGTGGTGCATTGATGAGTTCCCGTGGTGCTGGGCGCGATCTTTACAATACTCATATTGCTGTTGAGAAGGCTCGCAACCTTGTTGTGGATAATTCCTATCTCTCTGGAATGTTGCTCCTCAAGAAAGGCCCGAATGCCAAGGCTGGGGCTACTCCGCTGACTGTCCATCATCCTGTCGCTTATATCGCGGAAGGATATGATGTGATTCCGCAGAATATGCCAGCGAATGTCCAAGACTTCTTGAACTTGGATCGCTTCATCTCTGGTCTTGCTGAAATTCAGATTGGCACATTCCTTCCAAGCTCTGCTCTTGGAGTGCGTGACCAGAAAGTTACTGCTTCTGAAATTAACAGGGTGGCCGCAATCGAGAATCAAATCCGCGAAGGAATCTTGATGCGATTTACGAAGCAATACAGCAAAGCAGTTGAGCGTATGCAACGAGGCATCTGCCATCCAGAGCATATCAAAGCTGCTGCTGAGTTGAAGACCAAGCTAGACATCGCTCGCCAGATGGTTCCTAATGCTGTTTGGGCTAGGGCTGATGTTGTCGATGCGTTTGATCGTAGCGTCATGGAATTGCCATCGTTCATGGTTCCATTCCAAGTGCCAGATCATTTGGATGAGGAAGCGATTTCGTGCGTTCTGAATATGCTTGAGCGCAATCTTCCTCCTTCGGATATTCTTCTCATGGCATACAGCCCTGCTGAAGAGTTGTTGCCAGATACTCAAGCGCAGAACGATCAGATTCTCGACATGATGATCCAACGCTACATGGGCAATCCTAATGTCAATCAAGACGAATTGCTCAAGTTGGATTGGAGTCGTAAACTTGGTGAGAGTATTGCGAATAGCGTCATTCTTCCGAAAGACCAAGTTGAGTCGCTTGCTATTGAGGCAACCCGCCAGCAGATCATCGAACTTCAAAGCATCATCGCTGGTCAAGAAGTTCCAGTCTCCCCGCGAGACAACGATATTGTTCACTTGAATGTCATGGCTCAAAAGCTCATGCCGCTCATCGAAAACGCTCCTGCTGGTTCATTGCCTCCAGAGATGGTTCAACCACTGAACAAAGCGTTGGAGCATTTCATGGGTCATATCATGCAAGCAGAGGCGAAAGGAATGGACTCAAAGATGATTTCGCAATTCAAGTCTGCCGCAGAGCAAGCATTCAGTCACCTTACCGCAGGACATGGAACTCCTCCTCCAGAAGGATTGATTCCAGCAGCCGCAGGTGGAACACCATCTCCAGCAGCAGGTGGACGCACAGGCCGTGTTGCGCTTGGTCAATCACGCGAGTTTGGAAAACTTGAAGGCGAAGTTCCAACACAATTTGGGATGGTTAATGATGTAGCAAATCCTCCGAAACCTCCAACGGCAGGATAAAACATTTGCACAATAACAAAATAAAATATAAATAATAAAAAATATGGGCGGATCACCTACAGAAATGCGAAAGAATGAAGCTGGCGCGGCTATGCCTAGCCAACCTGCTAAACTTGACACTCCTTACGAGCCTCAAGCATACGATAAATTCTATTCTCAGCGTGCTAACGCTAACGATCAAGATATGCTTCGCAGTCTTGCTCGTGATCTTTACAGCTCCGCTAAAGGAGCATTGAGCCAGAACTTTACTGGCCGCGATGCTTCTCCTGCCGCGAGTGCTGATAATACAAAAAATAAATAATAAATGAATTGGACGAGTGAAGACTCTGCCAAGTTTAGAGACTACTCACAAAAGAGTGGCTATAAGCTACGAGCATATTTGCAAACAATGGTTCCACTTTGTGATGGCAAGACAATCGAAGAGGTTGCTTTGCAGGCAAAATACAAAGAGGGCTATGAGAGAGTTTTGAAAGAAATTGATAGTATTGTTTCTTCCAAAACAAATGAAGACGATGCCTCCAATGGCACATTCACAACAATGTAATTATGGCGACTATTAAAAAACGCTTTACTAAGATCGTAGTAAACAAAGCGACTGGCCGCACTCGCACAGTTAAGTATGGGCAAGCAGGAAAAGCGGCAGATGGCAAGGATCGTATTCGCCCCGGCACAAAAAAAGGCGATGCCTATTGCGCTCGTTCCTTGAAGATTAAAGGTGATTGGAAGAAAGACCATAATTCTCCCAATAGTCTTTCACGCAAAAAGTGGAAATGCAAAGGCGCAAAATCCATGCGTAAGAAATAATTATGGGTGGATCAAATTATCAAGCAAGGTATCAAAATTCCATTGCAAGCACAAATGGATCGCAATATTCTCCAGAAGTCCAAAAAGACAGAGAGAAAGTTTTGAAACAACCATTTAATGCTGATAGCAGTGAATATGATTACAAAACTGCTGAAGAATCTGGGATGTTGCCAGATTTAAGGCCGGGAAAGAATTTTGGTCATATGGGATCAGTGACTGCAACTCCGCAGTATATGCAAGACCAATATAAACAATTTGGACTTCCAGAAGGTGAATCTTATGTTGTTCTAAAAGGAGCAAGTCATCCCTCACATAATGATTTGATAGAAGGTGAAGCAGAAAGAGGATTTGAAGTTAAAAAATTTGGCGATAGATATTTTTCTGTTCCAAAAATTCTAAAATAAATTTTAGATAAAATCATTTATCTAATAAATCAACCAACCAACCAAATAAATATGACAGACACAGAAGAAAACATCATTGATCCGGGCGTTACCGGATTCGGAAACCCCAGTCTTGATGCAGACAAGATTGATGAC